GTCCGTCACACCATGGCCGGCAGGACAGAAGCTAGTTGTCCCTTACGGAGACCAATCGGGTTCTTAACCAAGCAACTTTGATTTTACGGGTTCAAAGTTAAACCCCCCCCGCGTCAGAGCCTTCACATACCTTCCCATCCCTCAACCCAGGATCTTACCTCTCGCCCGGGTATTAGGACATCGTGGGCCTTTGCCAAATCGGCCACAACGGTACGTAAAGGATGATGAGAATACAGCAGTTGATAGCACCGTAGAGCTTCCCTCAGAATTTCGGGCTCTTTGATAAGCAGCGAAAACATGTTCTTATCCGGGTAAGCAGGCAAGATCAAGTTCGCACTAAACTTAACACCCATGAACTCCGTGGGATAACCAGCATCCTTCTGGTACTCCTTCAGCGCACATCCGCTAGTCTCAACAGCACTCCAGTAGGCTGACGTCTGTCTCTCTGTCACCATGTCATCCCCTACTACGAAATATGGCAATCGCTTGCCATTTCCCCTAAGGAGAGATAAGTGATGGATCAACATCTGCCCAATAGAATTGAACACAATAGTGCCCAGGAAACCACTCTTCATGATTCCCACAACTCTCTGTCTGAAGCGTCTTTCTCCAACTCGGAAAACACTAGCATTAAACAAAGTAGCCAATCTCGCGTCAATAGCTCGAGACCATGTACCATTGCACTGAGTGGTTGACAAGATTTGTTGAAAACCCTGTACTATCCAACTCTGCAATGTCCAGTCCCAAGCACTTTTGTCACAAGATTGCGGGTTCTTGATGGTATTAGATAGGGCACGGTAGCCACCGCCCCATGGAACCCAACCAGCCAATATTGGAATTTTCATCCGCTTAGCTAGCCCGTCCACTTTCTCTAATAGACCTCCAAACAAAAACCTGTCTACAATGTTGTCAACTAGACCTACACCAGAAATGAGTCTCCACCTTTTAGACGCTGCCTTACTCTTCTTATGGGGTTCATTCTTGATGAACAAATTAATGTCATCTCCCCCAACTACACCCCTAGAGAGTTTGTCTAAACGCTCATGTACCATACGATACAATTGAACTAACATAAGACTATTCTCCAAGATCTGCTTGTTGGTGGTGATCCCCCATGACTTGAAAGGATAACCAGGACTTTTCTTCGGGTCGACCTCTTGCAAGATCTTCTCAAAGATATCCCAGTTCATGTAGTCGGGAACACTGTAGAGTATACCCAAATCCTGACAAACTCTAGTCACTACAACTTTGAATTCATCTAGACTGGGCTCCACTGTATTTTTCTCAACTTCACAATACTTCCTCCCATGCCAACACAAAGAGTCTAATAAAGCTGCATCAGTGTCTGGCGGAGCCACATACTGTTCAGCAGGATTTCTTCCCAAAACGTTAACGATTTCGTCCCATCTTTTAGCCACCTCAGGATTCAAAGTGTCAAGACTACCTAACTCGCTACTTCCTGTGTAGGGACAAGTTTTCTCAATGTCTCTAACTCCAAGTGCAGTTTGGCTTGTCTCTCCTCTTCCTTGGCACGTCTCTCCTTGGCTTTTTCCCTCTTCAGAGCACTTTTCGTACTTGTCGTCAAATACTTCTTCGAAGACGCCAATACATTGACACTTGCCAGTTCCTTTTCCAGTTGGCTCTTTTTCTCCAGCAGACTCTGCTGATACAGCACATCCGCCTGAGATTCCTCCTTCTGTTTCTCGCGTTGTTGTTGATTCTCCTCGCGGACCTCCTTCAGTTGCTTTTTCAAACTCTGAATTTGTTCCTCGAGTAGAGATGTATCGCGTGCCGTGACCTTCGGACGAACTGACTCTTTTGCTCTTTCGCTTTGAATGGCTATGAGCTTGTCTCTCAGTTCTTGTGCCTGGTCTCCCAGGCGCTTCTGAAAAACCGAGTCTAATTCTTCTATGGTCTCAGCATTGCCTCCTTCTCCTAAAATCTTCTTGACAACTTGAGCTTCAGTTGGATCCGATGGAATTTCCACGTTCTTCATCTTGAGTACCTGATCCTCATAACTCACAGCGCCTTCAGGGGACTGAAACAGCTCATCTCCCAAAATATCCAGGTCTAGAGCATCATCCTCTTCCATCACCGTAAATTTTCCCCCAGGTAAACACACCGCCACTTCTCCCACTAGACCAGGAACCCGTCGATAATCCAGACCTCGCTTCCTACGTTTCACGAGATCCAACAAGTAATCCTCAGTTGATTCACCATGACTAGTTATCGCTTGGATATAAGTCGCGGCATAACCGTGGTTTACTAAACCACCACCAATATGTAGACCAGCCAGCTTGTCTCCAACGTAGTACCCGCATCCTGACATGCCACGACGGGTTGAACCCCCATAATGCAGCATACCAAAAGACGCTGGTTCCACGTAGCCGAATGAACGGTGTCCTTGTAGTCGCACAAAAGCTTTATCCAATAAAGGATTTCCTGACGCCTCAGCAAAAGTATTGCCCGCAACTGGTATCGGTTTTGTCACCTTTACTCCTAAAGTTGACCAACTCCTGTTGGGTATGTCCACTATGGCCAAATCAGTGCTTATTATCGTGAGCTTTCCGTCCATAACTACCTGCTTGCCGGTAGGACCAATTAAAAAGCCATCGCGTGCACACTGCCACACATGATGTGGCAGTACCAGCCCGGCTTCAAATCTGATTCCATAACCAATGAAGATCCCTTCCTTGTCCAGAAGGGCTACTTGGTCCTGATGGATAGATTTGGTCTCCTCAAGCTTCGAATTCTTACGGATACTCTCGAACTGAAAGTCACTCTTAGTCATCTTGTAGACGCGCCGACATTCGACGTCTTCCCCAATCAGTTGGTAATCCTCTAGAGTCTTCCCTGTCACGTTCACCTTCCTGTATCGTCTGGACAGCAACCTACAAAAACCCCGTATCAGCTCCCACAAACTGAGCGTAGTCAGTATGATGATGATCACTTCAACTGGTTCCATGGTTCCAATGTTCTATGAAGTAAGTGTAGCACTAAAACAATCACCCAAGGCAATCTCTCAAGCACAACACTTTCTC